AGACCATGCGGCAAGTGGTGCTGTTACAGGTGGTTATTTTAGTAAGTACAGTGCAGGTGGTACATTACGTCATTCGATTAAAGGTGATGGTAAAGGTTACTTTGCAGGTGGTATAGATGTAACAGGTAAAATAGCTGTTGGTGATGCAAATACTGTTGCAGACCACGAGTTACATATACAAAGCTCATCACCGACCATCAGACTAGAAGATACAGACGGAAACAAAAGATTTGATATAACACAAAGCGGTAATGACACTAATTTTGATTTTGAATCAAATGTAATCTACAAGAAAGCAGACGGCACAGAAGTAGCAAGAATTGATACAGGTGGTATAGATGTAACAGGTGCTACTATTACTACAGGTACTAGTGGTACTACTCAATGGCAAGCAGGTTCATCTGCAAACAAATTAACTATTGCTTCTTATGATAACAATATATTTTATCATAAACTTAGTAGTGGTAACAGCACATCGTATCAAGTTGGTGTAGAGGATAACATTCCAATCTACACTATTACTAATAACACAATTAGAACAACTCTAACAAATAGCGGTAATTTTGGTATAGGTAGTACAAATCCGACTTCACTTTTACATTTAGCGGCAAATGCACCTTACATTACATTCGAAGATACTGATAACAATCAAGATTGGCAAATACAAGCAACTGCGTGGTTTGCTATACGTGACCAAACTGCAAACGCAGAACGTATGCGCATTGATAGCACAGGTAAAGTGGGCATAGGTACATCTACTTTAAACAACAATAAAGCTGTTATTGAAGGTGGTGTGGCGGCAACAAATGGGTCATCATTAGCCTTAAAAACAGGTGGTGGCACAAGTGGAAGCGTTTCAGATTTAGCTTTCTACGGAACTTTTGTATCACACCCCGATACAGGTCAAAGAAGAACAGCCGACATAACATCAGGCTTCTCCACAGCTAATTGGGGTACTGAATATTTAGCTTTTGGCGTTGGTACTGGGGGGTCTAATGACTCAGCGGTAGTAACTACAGAGCGTATGCGTATTGATAGCTCAGGTCGCGTGGGCATAGGTACTACAAGTCCTAACCATGAGTTACATATTGAAAGTACATCACCAACTATTCGTTTGGTTGATACTGATAATAATAATACAATAGATATTAGTCAAAGTGGTTCGGCTTGTTATATAGATTTTGACAACACTGTAAGATTTAGAAACTTAGCTAATGCTGAAAGATTTAGAATAGATAGCAATGGTGTAGATGTAACAGGTAACTTAACAGTAACAAGTACAATAGAAGTTGGCTCATTAACACCTAACCAAGATGGTGCTATTGAGGTTGGTGTAATAGCATTAGGCACACCTGCTATATCATCTACAACGGATAGTACATCTTTACGTAATCATATTATATTTGATAACCCCAATGGTGCAGTTGGTAAAATTAACACATTAAATTCAGCAACTAGCTATCTCACTAGCTCAGACTACAGACTAAAAACTGATGTGCAGGAAATGACAGGCTCTATTAATAGAGTTAAAGCACTAAGACCCGTCAACTTTGAATGGGTTGTTGATGGCACTAGAGTAGACGGCTTTCTAGCACATGAAGCACAAGAAGTAGTGCCAGAAGCAGTTGATGGCGAAAAAGATGCAATGCGTGACCAAGAGTATGTTGAAAGCGAAGCAACAGGTGACATATATACCCCTGCTGTTGAAGCAACATATGAAACAATACAAGTTGAGCTAACCCCTGCTGTTGAAGCTGTTTATGAAACAGTAACAATAGAAATAAGCCCTGCTGTAGAAGCTACATATGACGAAGATGGCAATGAGCTAACTCCTGCTATTGAAGCAGTAACAGAAGAACAAGAGCAACTTGTTACACCTGCCGTCGATGCAACCTATGAGGAGCAACAACAAGAGCTTACACCTGCTGTTGATGAAGTAATACACAGCTCAGATGTTGTAGAGCCAGATACACTTGAAGAAGGTCAGCTATGGCGCGAAACAACAGAAAAAGTTATGGCAACACGTCAAGTGCCAGATTACCAAGGCATTGACCAAAGTAAGATTGTGCCATTGCTTACATCAGCGTTGCAAGATGCTATTGCTAAGATTGAAGCACTAGAAACACGACTAGAAGCGTTGGAAGCATAAATGAATAATTTACTAAGCATAACAAAAGACTGGATAATTGGCGACGACCACAAGTTAGTTGATGGTTGGCAAATTATAAAACCCAATGGCGATGGAAATTATGTAGGTGATAAATTTGACTATGCAGTCACAGCAGTATATTTATTGAACAAGAACAGTACAAAAAGAGCATTGCTTTCGTTATTGACCAGACGTTGCAGTATCTATTCTGTTACACTTGGTGGAGCCAAGACATTAGTAGTGAAAAGTCAGGGACGTTTCATAGATTTAAATAAACGAGCATGGGTTAATCGTTGCAATCTTGAATGCAGTGAACCTATGTATCAATTTAGATTTAGGCTGGCTTTGCCATTTATTGGTTATAAGCTTTTGCTAGGTCGCTATGAACGTTGGTTATTATGGAACAGACACTTGTAAATGTATTACTAGGTGGCGCAAGTTTGATGCTTGGAGCAATGCTTAAGACAATCTGGCAATCAGTAAAAGACTTAGAGCAATCCGACAAAGAAATTAATGATAAACTTACAAAAATAGAGGTTACTGTTGCAGGTAATTATATAAGACGTGCAGAGTTTAATGATATGGTGCAAAGGTTATTTACTAAGCTAGATGCAATAGACCAGAAGCTTGACGCAAAGGTTGATAAATGAGCCTTGGTATTACAGAACTGATTGCAGGTATATTTAAACCCGCTACAGAACTAATAGATAACCTACATACAAGCAAAGAAGAAAAGCTTGAGCAGAAGCGACTATTACTTGAGGTACAAGGTCGAGCGATGGACAGAGTGCATGAGTACAACACAGAGTTGCTTATGGGTCAGGCCAAGATAGTCAATAGCGAAGCTAGCTCAGAACATTGGTTAACAGCTAATTGGAGGCCATTAGTCATGCTTACATTTACAGGATTAGTTGTAGCACGTTTTCTTGGCTTTGAGGCTGAAGGCATGACTGAAAAAGAATATCAAAGCTTGTGGAACTTAATAACGTTAGGTGTTGGTGGATACATTGGTGGCAGGTCAGTTGAAAAAGCCATAAAGACATATAAAGGCTCAGGCGAGTAAATGCCATTTAGATTTAGCAAAAGTAGTAGCAATCGTTTACTTGGTGTTGACCCAGACATATTTAAAGTGGCTCGACTAGCTATACAAATCACTAAGATTGATTTTGGTATACCACTGCATGGTGGCTTGCGTACACAAGCAGAGCAATATGAATTATTTACAGCTGGCTTATCTAAATGTGATGGCTATGAAAAGATAAGTTCGCACCAAACAGGCGAAGCATTAGATGTATATGCATTTGTTGATGGTAAAGCCTCTTGGAAGGAAGAACATTTAGCAATGGTTGCAACAGCTATGCTACAATCAGCAAGTCAATTAAGTATTGGATTAGAGTGGGGTGGGTTATGGAAGTCATTTATTGATATGCCACACTTCCAGCTACAAAAAAAGAGGCCACAATTAAGTGGCCTCTAAGTTAGCACAAGGCAGGGGATAAAACCTTGCATATTGTGTCTAACACAAATGAACGGATTATAAAATGGGTAAAACAAATAAAAGTAAATTAAATTGGGACGAGCTAGAAGAATATTGCAATAATCAACGTGAATTAGATATAATTAAAGCTCGCGCACATTATGACAATGTTGACGATACAGCTGCACATTTTGGTATATCTAGCCGAGCAATTTATACGATTTGTAGTGGAGTAAAAGCAAGAGCTGCTAGAAAAGGTCATGCACCAGAACACGATATGACCGCTACTGCACCAGATGGGTTCCAAGTCAAAGGTGTTTCCACATATTATAATGCAAGTGGTCAATTAAGTGGACAGTGGGTTAAGACTGTTACTGACAAAGAAAGACAACATGAGATTATGTTGCAAGCTATTGAAGAAACGCATAAAAACTATAAACCCTTTGAACCAAGCCCTAAAGTTGAGCATACAGATAAAGACTTACTATCGCTCATTACCATTACCGACTTTCACTTGGGCATGTACGCATGGGAAGCTGAAACTGGTGATGACTGGGACGTAAATATATCAAAGCGTGTATTTCTTAATGCAGTATCTGATATGATAGAGGCCGCACCTAAAGCTCATACAGGATTACTTTGTCAATTAGGAGACTTTCTACATTTTGATGGCATTACGGCTGTCACGCCTATGTCTGGTCACATACTAGACGCTGATACGCGCTACAGTAAACTTGTAGGGTTGACTATTGAGATAATGACACAAGCCGTACACATGATGCTAAAGAAGTTTGGCAAGGTTGTAATAGTACAGGCAGAAGGCAACCACGATATGTCAGGCTCAATATGGCTTAGAAAGCATATCAAATATGTATTTAAAGATGATAAAAGAGTTGAAGTAATTGATAATGAGTTTCCATATTATGCTTATTTACATGGTGAGATATTATTGGGCTTCCATCATGGTCATAAGAAAAGAATGGCACAACTACCAAAACTGTTTGCGAGTGAGCCACGTTTTCGCAAGCTATGGGGACAGTCAACACAAGCTTATATACACACTGGACATATGCACCACGAACGTGTCACTGAGGACGCTGGCGCGGTTTGTGAAATGCACCCTACGCTCAGTTCCAGAGATGCATACAGCGCCACAAACGGCTACGTGTCAGCAAGAGGTGCTAAAGTCATTACATATCATACTAAACTTGGCGAAGTTCACCGAACAACTGTGAGGCCACGTTAGCCGCTTGCTGATATTGTAGCTCTAATTTATCACAGATAGCATAAAACTCAGTTGCCTTATCAACACCATACGTGGTGTATGATGACCAGTTTAGTGTCTCAATAAAATTAAACTTGTTGGTGTAGACATCACGCCTAAATAAATGAAAGTCATACTTTAAGCAATCGTCATCTTCATGCACAAGCTCTTGATTGAGAAAGTAGGTGTTTTTGTATTCGTCTATATTATCGCGCCACGTCCATTTTTGTATAAAAGCCATTAGTCTATATCCCTTATGTTTGGTTTACTTACTTGATTAAATTTACGACTAGCTTGATTAAATTTACGACTAGGTATTTTCTGCTTTGGCTTAACTTTGTTTACACCTAGTAAACGTCTTACCTTAGCCCTTGCCTTTGCATCAGCTGCGTTCTTGAGTTTACTACAAGGCACACACGTTAGTGCAATATTGTCTAAGTTATGTGAATTGGTATCAGACAAAGCACGTTGGCTGAGATGCTCAGTATGTATCTTGTAAGGCTTTAGCTCAAGCTTAGCTGAGCAGGTCGAGCACAAACCTTGCTGCTGCAAAAATAGCTCAGCAAACTCATACTTGGTCAGTGGCTTGTAACGCTGATATGTTATGTCATCACTAAAGCGCACCAGAGCCCCGCAGAGAGTTAATTATATCTTGCTTCACCTTTGCAAGCCAATAATGTTGGTCGCGTTTGTCACGCCTTAGAACAGCGTTACGATACTTAAATTTGTTGTAGTATGGGTGGTTAGTATAATATGTGCTAACGCCAGACTTATCTTTTACTTGCTCAATCATTACGTACACTTTCATTTAGCTTGTGCAGCTGGTTAGCATTAAGCAGCCAGCCATGTAGTTTGATTACAGTCGACCAGTGTTTCTCAGGTATGCCACGTGTAATCCATTTTCGCACACTATCAGGTTTTAGATTAGTGCAATGTGATGCTATGACAGATGCACCACCACAGTTTTCTATAATGCTTTTTACTGTATATTTAGTCATATTACACCTCCTATAAAACGGCTTAATTGCCTATGTAATATTTGTCCGTTAACTTATGTAGAATTAAATTACAACACTTAAATTAAATTAGTGACTATGCATATTAACTGTTGACGTCGTACAAAAGTTCCGATACCAGAATAACATAGACGCAATTAAGCGACCTAATTTAAGGAATTAAAATGATTACAATATACCAAATAAAAAGAGAAATATTTAACAAGTTAAATGGTAATAACGAGTTATTTTTGCAATATGCAGATGTAACGCACAGAGCTAACTTTAGACCCGAAACTTTTACCGCACAAGATTTTACATGGTATGAGCCTGTATATGAGGTTGATGTTGATGACTTAGAAAAAGCTTATGAAGTCACTAATCTTTGGCAAAACCCAGAGCTTGTAAAAAGACACAGGAAAGGCACTAGCTCAAGCACTAGCGACATATTTGTAATGAATGGCGAGTATTATGCCGTAGCTAATTGCGGTTTTAATAAACTTAATATCAACTAATTTAACGGGGGCGCAAGCCCCTACACACTTGGCAATTAAGCCACCAAGAAAGGAAATAAAATGAAGTGTAGTAAGTGTAAAACTATAATAGATAATCGTGACGCTAACATTACCGATGGTGTTGTTAGTTGTTACGACTGTTACTACGAGCCTATCAGATTAAACATTAGTTTACTAGATTGGGACTTAGCAGATGCAGCTGAGAAAGCAGAAGCAATAGCAGCTGGTAAAACATTGCTGCGTGAGCTTGTGAGCTTTGTTGGTTGGGCTGGCTTTACGTTCGGCTTTACATTATTCGCAATTGCAGTAACATAAGTAAGTTAGCATAAAACAAAGGAGATTAAATATGCGACAATCAGAAACAATTAAAAATATAGCACCAGCGATGACAGCCGCTAGTAATGCGATTACCGGTGCTAAGAAAGATGGTAAAAACCCACATTACAAATCAACATATGCAACACTTAGCTCAGTTATAAATGCTTCTAATAAACCTTTAAATGATAATGATTTAAGTATACAGCAAGAGCTAGGTCGCATAACAAAAAACCAAACAATCATAGTTGTTACACGGCTGACGCATGGTAAAAGTGGTGAGTGGCTTGAAACAGATACAGAAGCACCACTAAAAAACAAAGACATTCATGTGCTAATGTCAACATTTACTTATTGCAGACGTAATGCAATATCAGCACTACTTAACATGCCAGTCGAGGACGACGATGGAAATAAGTCACATGATGCAAAGCCAGAGTTTGACACATTACCATTGCTGCAAAGCATAGAAGCTTGCGCGACACTTGAGCAGCTTAATCTAGCTGGCAATGTAATTAAGACGACACAGATGGATAATGCAGCTAAAAATAAACTACGCTCAGCATGGAACATTCGTAAGCAGTTTTTAGATAAAGCACAGACAGCTGAAACTGAGGCAGACACATGAGAGTTATAGATACCATACAAGGCACACCAGAATGGCAATCGTGCAGAGCTGGTGTATTTACAGCAAGTAGAACAAAACCACTGATGGCTAATCTTAAGTCAGGCAAGCCATCAGCTGGACGTGCAACGCTTATTGGTGAGATGGTCGTGCAACGTCTAACTGGTACAATTGAGCAAGGATTTACATCTAGTCATATGCTGCGAGGTATAGAGCTGGAGGCAACTGCTAGAGATGCATATGCATTTCATACTGGAACTAGCCCAGTAGAGGTTGGCTTTTGCTTACATGATGAGTTCGACTATATAGGCGCGTCACCAGACGGCCTTATGGAAGATGGTTTAGTTGAGATAAAGTGCCCAACAAGTCATAAGCACATAACGTATCTGAGCGAGCAAAAACATGCTAAGGAATATTACAACCAAGTGCAGCATCAAATGTTAGTCACTGGCAAATCTTGGACAGACGTTTGCAGCTTTGATGATAGGTTTCCCGACCACTTACAGCTGTCAATAGTCAGAGTAATGGCAGATAGTCAATATCAAGATAGATTGGTAGCTGAAATACAGAAAGCACATATAGAGATTGAGGAAACAATAATTAAATTAAACCAACCACAAGGAGACACATAATGGTTAATAAAGTAATTTTAATAGGTAATATAGGTAGCGAACCAGTCGCACGCACCTTTAGTAATAATAACCGACATATGAGCTTTTCATTGGCAACTAATGAACGCTGGAAAAGCAAGACTGGTGAAAAGCAAGAAAAGACTAGCTGGCATAAAATAAGTATATTTAATGAGAACTTGATTAAGCTCATTGAGAGTTATGCTGGTATGGGTTCTAAGATTTATATTGAAGGCAAACTAAGCACACGTAAGTATACTAGTGATAGTGGTGAAAAGTACGTAACTGAGGTTGTCTTGGAGCGTTACAATGGTGAGATTAAATTGCTTGGTGCTACGAACAAAGGAACTGGATTAGCGACATTACCCGATAAGCCAGTAACTAGCGATTATCCGTTAGACGATGACATTCCGTTTTAGACATGGGTAAGTACACACTACAGATAATTAATGAGGACACGCGCAACAAAGCACGTGACCTTGTTAATCGTAGTCCAGCCAATACATATATAACTTTCAAGCGCAACAAAGCAGATACAAGAAGCACACAGCAAAATAAAATGATGTGGGCATTACTACACATAATATCAGAACAAATGAGCTGGAATGGTAATAGTTGGATAGTAGATTTGGAAGAAGAAGAAGGTGTTAGATATTCAGCAGAAGCATGGAAAGTAATTTTTGCTAGTTCGATAGTCAAAGAGACAGTATGGATACCAGATTTACATGGAGGCATGTTGCCACTTAATCCAGCTACAAGTAAAATGACTAAAGAGCAATTCTCATTGTTGACTGAGTTAATAATTAGCCAAGCAACAAAATGGAAATTAGATATTGAGCATGTTACAGATGCTTAAGTTAGTTTTGCCATTTCCGATATCTGTCAACTCAATGTATTCTAATCATGGACGCAGACGGATTAAGTCTAAAAGATACAGGTTATGGCGTGCAAAGGCATTAGAAGCGATTACAGAGCAATATACAGGATTGCCGCTAAGTTGTGACATTAGTTTGCAAATCGCTCTCAGCGTTCCCTGTAAGCGTCGGAGAGACTTAGATAATCACGCTAAGGGGTTGCAGGACGTGTTGACAGGCACAATAATAGTTGACGATTGCTTAATACGTGAATTACAGATGAGCTGGTTGCCACAATCAAAGGGTGGCTACGCAGAGCTAACGATTACAAAATATAAAATAGGAGATAGAAAATGAGTAGCTTACCTTGGTTCAGTTACTACGTAAAAGATTTTGGATATGCAGTCGCGCATTTGACAGCTGAGGAGGAAGGTTATTATCACCGACTTCTTAGACTAACATGGACGACAACACAATGCAGCTTACCAGCAGACATTACATGGATAGCACGTAAATGCCTTTGCAGGTCAGATGCAGACATACAAATGTTAACATCAGTTTTAGATGAGTTCTTTCATATAAAGAACAAACGATATTATAACAAAAGACTACATGAGGAATGGGTAGAAGGTACTGCTAAGCATAAATCACGTGTTGAGGCTGGTAAACGTGGTGGACTAGCTAAGGCACTGAAAACAAACAAATCTAAGCCTAGCAATGCTAAAGCAAAAGCAAAGCATGGCTCTACCAATCACAATCACAATCACAATCACAATAACAGTAGTTATATTAATATAGATTTCAGACCAAATGAGCTTAACAAGAAAACTAAGACAGCTGCACTTGTGAGCAAGCATATGACTGCAGAGGAGTTAGAGTTACAGCTAGAGAAGTTTATAGCTTACCATACAGAGAAGCGAACTATATCGAATGACTTCAATAAGCAGTACAGAGCTTGGCTGCAAAACAATATACAATGGAAATTAGAAAAAGGAGATAATACCAATGTCAAATATAATACCAATACACTCAAAGAAATTAGCGACCAAAGACGTAATCGTAGGGGAGCGCTTCTTGAGCAGCTTAAGTCCACTGGTGGGTTGGCCTAGACGATTTAGCGCAGAGCAAGACAGGCAGACATCTAAACAGCATAGGAAAAACATCATAGAAGTCAGGGAGCATTACTTGAGCTTGTTGCAACCAAGTGAAGCAACATACATATTAGGCAAGATTGAAATATTAGAAAGTAGATACTACCAACGTGATACAAATCCGACAGTCCAAGATGAGATTGATAAAGAGTGGATAGAGGACTTATCAGAATACCCAGCAGACTTAATTGAACTAGCTTGCAACAACTGGAGGCGCAGCAACAACAACTATGCACCACGCTCAGCTGGCGTCTTGATGGAAAGCGTCAAGTCAGAATATGTTAGGCGCGTTGTCATGTATCGCAAGGCAAAAACAGTGTTAGAGATTATAGATGTTGATTAATAAGATATATGCCGAGGTCAGACGCTGCCCTTGGTGGACGATTAGCCAAGTTGCCTACGCATTAAACACAACACCAGCAAGCGTGACTGGTACTTGTAGCGCAGCAGGTACTACATTTAATAAAATTAAGACAGCTGAAATACAAAGGTTAAAAGACTATGAGATTAACAGCAAAGCATTACGCGGCATAATTAAATTAACATAATGGACAAAAAGTCCTTGTAATAACTGTAATAATCATTATGTAGAGTATATCAGAGGCAATTAAGCCACCTAAAACAAGGAACTAAAATGAGTAAGAAAATTATAAAATTAACAGAATATCAACTGCATACAGTAAGTAATTTTGATGGCGAAACGTTAAGGCATATAAATAGTTTTATGCCTAGTGATTGGCTTGATGACACTCCGCAGTTAACAAAATTTAACCGAGCTACTCGGTTAATTATTAAAGTTAAAATGGATAATAGCTTGCCCTTTTTAGATAATATATTCAAAACTGAACAAGGCTAGTATAGAAAACTAATACAACAGGGGGCGTAAGCCCCCACACAAAAGGCAATTAAGCCACCTTGAAAGGAAACAAAATGACTATAGTAAAAGAAACAAAGTTAAGTAGTTTGGACAGTGATGATATACAAAACATTGTAGAACATAATATAACAAATGAGAAAATAGCAGATTTAGCGCGTGCTACTGTTAAGCGTGTGTGTGGTAGTGTAATAGGCATGAGACTTGGCATGGTATGTAATCTTACAATGAGCCATACTAATACTGGTAAGCTATGGTTTCCGCTAGACAGTGATAAACGCGAGGAACACATTGAGATGATAACAACAGAATTGTCACAAGAAGATGTTAATAATACTATTAGTAATATTAACACAGCAATAATGCAGTTAGAATTATTGAAGCAATCAATTGTTGTCACTGAGCAAGCACATAAGTCTGCCATTAAAAACGCTAACAAAGAATAATAAGGCAATTAAGCCACTCATAGGAGAGATAAGATGAGACAGCAAAAACGAGTATGGCAAAAGCTAATTATCAAAGCATATGAACTGTATTTAGAGTGTGACGTATTAGACTTTACTAGCGCACTGGAGAGAGCACAAGTTGCATTAGAGTGTGGTGATGACCCTTTGACTGATGCATTTGCAATAACAAGTATGGCTGCAGGTAAGCTACATGACACAAAATTACGTAGACCCAGCGCATGGCAGATTGCACAAGAGTTGCCAGAACGTATGGACGACCTTATACATATTGCACTTAGCTATGATAAAAAGACTAAGGAGTTTGCATAATGTTGACGTTGAAAAAGGTGAATAATAAAATAGCAACATTAGCTAATAATTGGGAGTTGTGTCGTGGTGATGGTTATTTTTATTGGCACAACAGCAATGCAGTTTGTATGTTGACACAGACGAAATCAGTTATGGTTAACAGATTAAATGAGTTGACACTGGAGCAATGGGTTGATGAGTTTTGGGATAGGTATAACACTTATGCATAAACGACTTTACAAACACAGGTTTAAGGCATTATGGTTAATAGTATCCGTAATGCTTTATTACACAATTTAAGGAGCTTCACTATGGAACCAGTAGAGTTTAAAGCTAAAATGAATGACGTAGGATATAACTTTGCACAATTTGCAAGGTTGTGTGGCGTTAACAGAAGTACAATTATAAGATATTGCCAAGGTGCTTACACGCCTATCCCAACTGTTTATTGTAACATACTAAACTGGCTTGAGGACGGACAGCTAAAGGTAAGCAAGCCAAAGAAAGAAGCTAAGACAGCAGCTA